GAAAACCTTAACGCCTCCTACAACTACTACGGCATCCAACTCGACGCCTCGCGCGCCATCCGCGTCCTCGGCCGAGAAGCCCCGAGCTTCATCCGCCAACGCCTGCAGGGATGGGGGATGAGCGAACTCGAGCGCTGCATGCGCGAAATCAACTGCTACATCAAATTTCAGAACCTGCTCTATGAACTGGTCGACGAGGCCAAGATCGACGTCTACAAGATCGAGCAGTTCAACGAGCAGCTTGCCACCGCCCAAGGGACCGCGCTCATTCAGGCCCGGATCCAACTCTCGAATCTGCTGAAGAACTACCGCAACGCGCTCGTGGTCGACAAGCAGGACGACTACGAGCAGAAGCAAATCGCGTTCTCCGGCCTGGCCGACATCTTCGAGGAATTCCGGATCAACCTCGCCAGCGCCCTGAAAATTCCCCTGAACAAGCTGTTCGGGAAAAGCGCGACCGGGTTCAGCTCAGGCGAAGACTCCATGGAGAATTACAACGCGATGGTCGAATCCGACATCCGCGAACCCTCCAAGCCCCTCGTGCGCGAAGCCCTCGCCCTGCGCATGCGCTCTATTTTCGGATACGTCCCTGACTTCAAATTCAGCTTCAAGACCCTCCGCGTGCTCCCCGAGACGGAGGAGGAGGAGGTCAAATCGAAGAAGCAGACCCGCGTGCTCGAGCTTTACGATCGCGACCTGCTCAACGGACAAGAGTCGATGGAATCGCTCCACAAGGACCACCTGATCAACGTCGACAGCGAAGTCCTCAAAGGCCAGCGCGAGCCCATCAGCCCGCTCGAGATGCAACAGGACGCCCAAGAGCAAGCCGCCAAGACCGATGCCGTGAAAGCGAAGAAGGACTCGAAGAAAAAAGAAAACGGCATCTACCGACTGGCCTCCATGCTGACGGCCCGCCAGCGCGCGGCATGAACTGGCTAAAAAAACTCTTTTCAGGATCCGCGCGTCGTGCTGACACTCCCGCGTCTCCGGCACCGGCCAGCACGATGGTGCCGGATTATGCCCCCACCCGCGTGAGCGGAGAGAGCATCGACACCTACATCACGCGCATGGAACTCGAAGCCCGCCGCACCGGCAACGCCCGCCTGAGATCACGAGCCCGGCACCTGCGCTTGATCCACACCCGGTGAACAAGGTTCTCGCGCCCATCCGTCACCGCGACGCCTATACGCGAGCGATCGAGTCCGTCGTCCTCGACTATTTTGACGAGGTCATCTTCCGCCCGCTGGTGGACCTGTTCGAAGAAGGAAACTCACTCAAAGGAATCGAGAAACTGAAGCAGACGCTCAGAATCGAAAATGCTTCACCATCGGCCGTCATTGCTGCCCTGCAGTCCCACAGCATCTGGTATGCCGACGGCACGTTCTCGGGATCCTTCAATGCCGCGATCAGCTCCGAACTCCGCGCGATGGGAGCAAAATTTGACCGCGCGAAAGGCACGTTCCACATCAAGCCGGACAACCTGCCAATGGACGTCCGTGGAGCCGCCGCGGAATCGATTGCCAGCTCCACGGCCCTCCACACCACGATCGTCGCCACGCTGAACACCATCCAGGCCCAGGTCGGTCTGAACCTCGGACCAAGCGTCGACAAGATCGTCGACGACCTGATCAAGCAATATGCGCAGACCGTAAAAGGACTCGACCTGATCGAAGTCAGCGCCGATATCACGCCGGCCATCGCCAAGGCCATGCGGGAGCAGTTCACCGAAAACCTAGACCTCGCGATCAAGAATTTTGTCCAAGAGGAAATTCCACATCTCCGGGCCGACGTGCAGGCCAATGCCTTTGCCGGATACCGGACAGATCGGCTGGCCGACATCATCGAAGCCCGCTACGGAGTGAGCAAACGCAAGGCCGCATTCTTGGCTGATCAGGAAACCGGACTAGCTGTTTCGAAGTTCCGCGAGCAGCGATACCGGGAGGTCGGGAGCCGCACTTACAAGTGGAGCACGAGCCATGACGAACGCGTGCGCATCGACCACCGGCACCTGGATAACCAGATTTTCTCGTGGGACAATCCCCCGATCACCAACCGAGCCACCAGAGACCGCAATCACCCGGGTGAAGATTTTCGTTGTAGATGCGTCGCAATGCCCATACTGGAATTACCGGAATGACCGTGACGATAAGTCCCGCGCCCGAAACCACCTACCGCGTAACCTCCACGGAACGACACAACGCGAAGGCATGGGCACGCAAATTTCAAGCCCGCCTGCTCGAGCCCGGCATCATCAGCTACGAGGACATGGGATGCGGAAAAGCCTACCTGACGCGCGAGTCGATTGAGAACAGCGCCCACACATTTATCGGCCGGCCACTCATCCTCACCCCGAAGTTGCGCCACAAAAAGGTGACGCCAAAGGAACTCGAAAAAGAGGCCCGCGGTTACATCACCGGCACATTTTGGGGACCGGATGGCTGGCTCTGGGCCGATGGCATCTGTCATGACGACGAAGCAAAGGACGCGATCAACAAGGTCGGATTCTGCTCGTGCGCCTACGAAGTGAAAAAGGCCGGCACTGGTGGAGAATACCATGCGATCCCCTACCACGAGGAGATCCTCGAATTTTCAGGTGAGCACCTAGCGATCGTGGACAAGCCGCGATACGAGGGGGCGACCATTCGCCTGAACAGCAAAACCAAACCACATACGACCATGTTCAAATGGATCAAGAAAATCGCCTCCCGTCAGAACGCGACCGAGGCACCCGCGGCTCCGGCCGCTGTTGCTGCTCCCGCAGCCCCCGCCAAGATCGAAGCCGTCGAAAACTCCGTTGCGGAGGAAATCACCGGCACGACCGAACTCGAAATTCCGACCCGTGAAAACGGCAAGACCGAGAAGGTGACGCTCGCCGAACTCGTGGAGGTCTACAACGCCCGCGCCGATGGCGTTGGAGCGGAAGACACTCTCGAGATCGACGGCAAGCCCGTCCCGGTCTCGGACATCGTCGCTGGCTACAAGGCCAACGCGATGAAGCCTAACGCCGTCGAGACCGACGAGGAAAAGACGAAGCGCGAGAACGCCGAGAAGGAGAAGGAGGAAAAAAACAACAAGAAGAACGCGAAGGCCCCGGTCTCGCACTTCAAGGTGCTGCTCAACGCGCGCAATCATGGCACGTTCAACGAAGGCCCGAAGATCGGACCGGACGACATCATCTCGCGCGTGAACCGTGGCCAGGAGCGCTACGGCAAAATCACCCCCGGCAAAAACTGACCGGACCCACCGTCCTCAACCAACACAGAAACCATAACTCGGAGAACAATTACTCGTGAGCACATTCCAAAATCAAAATCAGTTCGCGCAGACCCCGGTCCTGGGCCAGCTCGACTTCACCGTTAACCCGAACATCAAGTCCGCGAAGATCGACCCCGCGTCGATCGCCACGGTCCTGCAGGCCGGCCAAGCCATGAAGCTGGTCGACGTTGCCGGCACCGAGGTGATCGTCGACGTTGCCGCCGTCACCGACAAAGCCTACGGAGTCATCCCCTACAACCCGCGCAAGAATCTTTACGCGGCCGGTGATACCATCGACCTCGCCTGCAAGGGCTCGGTTGTTTACCTCGAGACGAGCGCCGCTATTGCGCGCGGAGCCAAGGTCCAGCTCGATCCGACCGGCCCGACGGTCGCGACTCTGACCAGCCTCGCCACCAACTGCCAGATCGGCCAATGCCTCGACAAGCCGACGGCAGCGAATGTCCTCACGCGCGTCGAAATCGATCCGCAGGACGCCAACCTCTCGGCCTACTAAGCCGCCCACCAACCAACTCAGCACCCTCACCACTAAAGCAAAATAAGATGAAAAGCATCCAATTCGTCCAGAATGGCCGCGGGGAAGCCGAGCCGGTAGCGGTTCGCTCCACGCAGGGCCTTTCCCTCCTCAACGCCAATGGCGACGTCAACTCCGACGCCATGGGATTCCAGATCGCGATCGACACGCTGACCTACATCAAGAAGCAGGTCACCACCCAGAAATTCTACCAGGTTCCCGTCGCAGACTTCCTGCCGGTGGCCGTGGGAGATGGTGCGTTCGCCGCCTCGATCCTCACCAACCTCGAGTTCTCCAATGCGGACGACTTCGAGACCGGCAACATCCGTTCCGGTGAAGGCAATGCGCGCCTGGCCTCGGCCGACGCGTCAGTCGCCAGCAAGACCGTCAAGGTCGTGAACTGGGCCAAGCAGATCGGCTATTCCATCTTCGACATCGAGCAAGCGCTCATGGCGAACAACTGGGACGCAATCATGGCCAAGGAACGCGCCCGGAAGAAGAACTGGGATCTCGGTATCCAGGAGATCGCCTTCATCGGCTCGCGCTCGGACGCCGGAGTCACCGGCCTCCTGACAAACGCCAACGTGACGATCAACACCGGCCTCATTACGGCCGCGATCAGCGGTCTCAACGCCGCCAACTTCGCGACCTTCGTGCAGACCCTGATCAGCACGTATTTCACGGCCACGAACAGCACGCAGATGCCGACGCACTTCGTGATCCCTTACACGGATTATCTGGGCCTCCAGACGATGACACCGAACGTCATCGGTGCCGGCGAAGGCACCTACCCGATCACGAAACTCGACTTCCTGCTGCGCGCCTTCAAGGGTGCCACGCGGAACCAGAACTTTGAGATTCTGCCCC